CGCGAGCCCTACCCTGACGGCGAAGATCCAGAGCGCCACGACGGGTGGCTTCGGGTCGCCCACCGATCGGCTGACGTTCGCCGCGCAGACGGCGATCGGTTCCGTGTGGGCGACGCCCGTCGCCGGGCCGATCACCGATCAGTTCTGGCGCTGTTCGTTCACGATCTCCGGCACGACGCCGGCCTTCACCTGGGCGATTCTCATGGGCATTCTCTAAGGAGTTCCTGCGATGGCAAAGTTCACATTGGTCAACGCGCAAGTGCTCCTCGGAGGCGTCGATATCTCGACGTCGGTCGACGCCGTGACCATCAACTACAGCGCCGCGGCCGAGGATCGCACCGCCATGGGCGACCTCCAGAAGCTCTTCCTCGCCGGCCTGAAGGATTGGTCGATGGATATCACCGGTCCGCAGGACTTCGGTGCCTCGCCGGCGCCCGACGTCGTCATCTTCCCGCTCGTCGGCACCGTGACCACGATCGAGGTGCGGCCCGTGGCCGCCGCGCGCTCGGTGACGAACCCGGCGTACCAGTCGAGCGGCGCCCTGGTCGACAGTTATCAGCCGATTGGCGGCTCCGTCGGCCAGACCGCGAAGTACAAGCTCACCATTAAGCCGGCGGCCGTGCTGAACCGCCTGACCGCCTGAGGAGATGCGCATGACGGCTCCCGAACCCGAACCCCTGGCCACGCCGGACATCACGCCGCCGCCCGCGGAGGCGCCGGCGCCCAAGGAGCTGCCGGTCGTCGAATCGCCCGCCGCGATCGCCGCGATCGACGACCGGCCGAGCGAGCTCGTCCTCATTCCGGAGTGGAAGAGCGCCGTCTACGTGCGCGCGCTCAACGGCTCCGACCGCGACAGCCTCGAGGCGGAGACGCTCGAGCAGGCGAAACCCGGCCAGGCCCCGAAAGTGCGACACCAGGACTTCCGCGCAAAGCTGGCCGTGCGGTCGATCGTGACGCGCGCGGGGGTGCGTGTGTTCCAGGACGCGGAGTGGCCGACGCTCGCGGCCAAGTCCGGCGCCGCGCTCGATCGCATCTGCACCGTGGCGGTGCAGCTCAGCGGCATGGGCCGCGAGGACCTGGAGCGGCTCATGGGGGAATCCGGAGCCGCCCGACCCTCCGCTTCGCCTACCGGCTAGCGAAGGACCTCGGCTACCCGTTCGTCGGGCGGCTGCTCCGCGAGATCAGCTCGGCGGAGCTCTCCGGGTGGATGGCGTTTTACCTCCTCGAGGAAGAAGCCCTCGAGCGAGCCGAGCTCGAGGCGGATGCCGTGACCGCCAAAGACCGCGCGGGGAGGCGCAGCTGATCTGTCGACCATCGGGCAACTGACTGTCGTCCTGGGCGCCGACGCGCGCGACTTCACTACCGCCATACAGAACGTCCGCTCGACGGTGAAGGGCCTGCAGCCCGAGCTCGAGAGCGTCACCAGCGGTCCGCTCGCCCGCTTTAAGAAAGCCCTGACGATGCAGGAATCCCGCGCCGGCAGCGAGGGACTGCGCGTGCTGCGCACGGGCATGACCGACATCGCCGCGCAGGCGCTCGGGACGACGGGTGCCGTCGGCAAGATCGGCGAATCGTTCCTCTCGCTCGGGATCGGCGGCCCGTGGGGCTTGGCCGCGCTCGGCGGGATCGCCGCGGTCGGAGTCGCCATGCGGGCCTTCGGCGACGAGAGCGTCGATGCGGCCAAACGCACCCAGGAGGCCATGGCGATTGTCACGAACGCCCTCAAGCTTCCGAAGTTTGGGCAGGTCGCCGACGATCTCGCCGCCGTCGGGCTCGAGCTGACCACCGCCCGCGATCGTGCGGACGCGCTGCGCGCGAAGATCGCGGATCTCGCGAACCAGAGCGTGAGCGATATCGGGCATAACCTCCAGCGCGAGCTCGAGGAGACGACCACCCAGATCCAGAAGCTCGAGCAGACGCAGGATCGCCTCATCGATCAGATGCAGCACCGGCTGACGCCCGCGCAGGAACTCGCGCGGGCCGCCTCCGAGCGCGCCACCAAGCAAATTCAAGCCGCCTCGGAGATGATCGAAGAGCAGCGCGCGCGGCTCGAGGCGCTCCAATACCACTGGGGCCCGGCCAAGCTCGCCGGCCGGCTTGTCGAGATTCAGAGCCTCTACGCAGGCCTGGGCCCGCAGCTCGCGGCCGCCACGGGGCAGATGGCCAGTCAGGTGGTCGTCCTCGAGCAGCTCACCAAGAATTTCAACGCGCTGCAGCTGCTGCGCGGCCTTTCCACGCGCGCGCCGGCGCAGCTGCAGCCCTCCCGCCGCGCGTTCGCGCCGGCAGTCGCGGAGACGAGCCCCGGCGGCGAATTCGATCCGGCCAACGTCGCCCTGGCCCTGCAACAGGCCGCAGAGCTCGCCCAGGGTCCCTTGGAGCGTCTGCGGACGGAGTTCGGCGACAACGTCGCTATGCTGCAGCGCTTCCGGGACGATCTCGCCAAAGGCTTCACACCCGACAAGGCGATTGCCGATCTCGAGGCCATCGCCGGGAAAGCGGACCGGATCCGCGAGCTCGCCGAGGCGTTCCGCGGCATGGGCGACGCGATCGCGTCGATCGGCGGTGTGAACGCCCAGAAGATGCTGGCGCCGCTCGCAGTGGTCGCCAAGGTCTACGCCGCGTTCGAGCTCGCGCAGGGCATTGCCTCCCTGGCGTCCGCCATCTTCGGCGTCGGCGGCCCGAACCCCCAGGCGCTTGCGGCCGCGAGCAAGCACTTCCAGTCCGCCGCGCAGTTCGGCTCCATCGGCGGCGGAGGCAGCGGTGGCGGGGGTGGAGGTGGGGGTGGTGGGGCCGGCAGCATTGCAACCGGTGGCGGCCGACTCGGTGTCACGCGGCCGACGCAGGAATCGGCGGGCACGATGACGGTAGTCTTCCCGAAGGGCACCGTCTTCAACCCGACCGACCCGGACCAGCAGGACGCGTTCGTGGCGTTTCTCGAGCAAGTGCAGCAGCGCAACGTCGTTATCCGGAACTAGGAGCCCTCTCTGTCGCAGCTCAGCGCGATTCAGTTCGGCACGAGTCTCGAGAAGACGCTCGCCTTCGGCTATCCGCTTGCGACCGTCATCCCCGAGCGCGTGCCGCGCGATGGCTCGGACACGGTCCAGGGCGTCTCGGGCCTCGAGGACGCCTGGATTACGGGCTACGACTACACGCTCGCCTTCGATGCCCGCTACGTGGCGATCGGCGCCGGCTCGCCCTTTGGGGGCGTCCCGAACCCGCTGGCGAACCCTCTCGTCGGTGTCGGCAGCCTCCAGGACTTCCTCGACTACGCCCGGGCGAAGGGGAGCTTTCGGTTCATCCCGGACATCACGACGCCGCTGAACTACGTCGACGGCTGCTATCTCCTCGAGCCGATGAAGGATGACGGGCGCGGGCTGACGCAGCGGCTCGACTGGACGCAGCGGCTGAAGATCCGCAATCCCACGACCGATCTGGGACTCGCGCTCCGCGGCCTGCTCTTCGAGGCCGCGGGTGGGATGGATATTACGCAGCCGCTGGCTGGGACCTTCGTCCGCGCCGCGCCGAGCGTGACCTATCACGATGCCAATGGCTTCGTGAAGACGGTCGGCGCCAATGTGCTGCGGAACGGCCACTTCCCGGGACCCGCGACGCCGGGCGGTGCGCGCACGGGTCCCTGCATCCTGCTCGAGTCCGCGCGCACCAACTCCTGCCTGCAATCCGAAACGCTCGACAACGCGTCCTGGACGAAGACACGACTCACGGTCTCCGCGAACGGACTGCTCTCGCCCGATGGCGTCAACGTGACGGCTGATAAGCTCGTCGAGGATACGAGCGTCACGACGACGCACACGATCACCCAGGACATCACCATCACCTCCGGGGAAACGGTCGCCGTCTCGGGCTACTTCCGGCCCGGCGGCCGATATCGGGCCCGGCTGCAATTCGCCGATTCGACGACGACCAACGGCTTCCGCGTCGACTTCGATCTGATCGCGGGGACCGTGGTCAATGCCGGCAACATCGGCGCCGGCGTCCTCGCCGGGACGGATCTCGAGTACTTGGCCAATGGGTGGGTCCGCGTGCTCGCCTGGGGCCAGGTCAATGGAGCGGTGACCGCGGGGCGGCTCTTCCTGCTCCTCGAGGACAACACGGGCAACCCGACCTACACGGGCGACGGCGCGAGCGCGCTCTGGGCCTGGGGCCTGCAGGTCGAACGCTGCAGCACGAACACGGGCGCCGCGCCGACATCCTATCTCGCGACGACGACCACGACGGTGACGCGCGTCGGGGACACGGCGACGGCCTTCACGTTCCCGCTCGGCGCACCGATCCAATCGATGACGGTCTATGCGAAGATCGTCGATCTCTCGCCCGTGACCGCGGCGGTGACGCCCTTCGGCATCGCCCAGATCGGCGATACCGGCTTCACGCAGCCGCGTTGGTACATCACCAAGTCGAGCAACACCTGGTCCTCGGTCCTGGGCAATGAGATCGGCCAGACCTCCTCCGGCACGACCGCCGCGCTGAGCTCGGCCTATGGCGACGTCGTCGAGTTCGTAGCCCAGCTCGACGCCTCGAATCCGGGATCCGTGCTCGTGAAACTCTTCACGAGCACCAACGGGGCAGCCCCGTCGCAGAACAGCGGAACGTCGATTCTGCTTCCGGCGAGCTGGCACGCTGCGCTCGTCGCGCTGGGGCCGTTCATGAACTCCGGCGCGTTCGGCATCCTGCGCTACAAGATCGCCGCCGGCGTGAAAGACTTCGCCACAATGCAGGCCGCGTGACGACGTACGCGCCCGGCTATCGATTGACCCTCTATGCTCCACGCTCCGTGGACGCGACGGAGGCGACGGTTCTGACGCCGGCCGCCGGCGCTCCGCACAGCGATCAATTCAAGATCACGACCTTTCCTGCCCTGGCCGGCTACAAGCCCTACATCGCCGCGCTGCCGACGGTGCGCACGGGTCTCGTCGATCAGCTCACCAAGCGCACGAGCGTGGGGCAGATGATCGTGCGGCTGATGGATCCACCGGTGCCCGGCGCCGCGTCGAACCTCAAGCGCTGGCTGACGGCGTTCTTCGGCGACGTCGGCGGCCGGCCGCGGATGATGGGTCTGAAGGCCCTGGCTGAGGAATCGCTGGACGGCGGTGCGACCTGGTCGACGTTTTGGACTGGCCGGCTCCGCGCGCTGCGCCAAGTCTCGAAGACCACCTTCGAGCTCACGATCTGGGACACGCGGACGGATCTGAAGGGCCTCGCCTTCGTGGGCCAGCCGCACCCGAACGTGCGCAGCTATGCGGGGATCCTCTCCCTGCTGCCGCTCGGCGTCACGGCGCCCTACGGGACGCTCGTGCCGCCGCCGCCGATCGCCGGCACGACGAGTTTTACGTCTTCACTCGCAGGCCTGCCGACGAACGGCGCGCTCGGCATCGTCTTCGTGATCGACGCCAGCGCCCTCGGCCAGCGTAAAGACATGCTGGTCACGAAGGAGCTGCTCGCCGGGATTCTCCCGGGCACGCCGCGCACCGGCCTCCTCGGGCCCATCCTGGCCCCGATCCCGAACTACGGCGGCTCACTGCGGGCCGTGATCAAATGGACGAGCGGCGCCCTGAGCGGCTCGACGGGGACGTATCTCGTGGGGGCGCTCGGCAGCAATCCCGTGCAGAACGCCCTCCACAAGGCGCTCTCCATCACGATTCAGGTGCTGCCGGACACGGGAGCGCCCGGCTACCTCGCGCTGCCGGCCGCCGGTGTCACGGGGCAGCTGCAATATTGCTACCGCGACATCCTCGTCGGGCCGGACAATCCACTTCTGATCAACGACGTGCAGCCGGTGCAGCTGATGTCCGATATCTGTGCAGGGTACTTCGGCTTCCTGTACCAGCCCGGCGAGAAGCGGCCCGCGGGCAAGAACCTGGGCGATCCCAAGCGTGTCATCCCGACCAGCTCGAGTGCGTTCACGGCGCTGATCGCCGATCAGAGTCTCTTCGTGGCGCGGGGCATCATCGATAAGCCCGTGCCGGCCGGCGACTTCATCGAGCAACAGATCTGCCAGGGCTTTCAGCTGGGCTATTACATCGATCCGAGCGCCCAGGTGGTGCCGATCGATCTGCGGCGGCCGACGAGTCTGCCGGGCGTCACGCTCACGGACGCCGACGTGATCGCGGCCGAAGATTTCGACTGGGATCAGGACCAGTCGAGTGCCGTGCAGCGCGTCGATGCGAAGTACTACAAGGACTACAACGTCCTGCTTGACGACTATACGGTGAATCCGGGCGCGAACCTGCCGTCGGCACTCGATGCCCTGCTGATCCGGATTCAGATGGGACTCACGATCTTCGACGTCGGGGCCTCGGATCTCGCCGTCGACAAGGTGCTCACGTTCGACGCCCAGCTACTCCGCGCAATGGACCACGAGTTCGTGCAGTTCCGGCGCCGCGACGACTTCCTGGTCGGCTTCGTCGAAGGGACCAGCCGCCATCTGACACAGCCCTACGGCAACGGGGCCATCACCGCCGCTCTGACCTGCCGGCGCACGGCCAACGTCACCGGCACGAACATCGGCGATCTGCGCGTGATCCAGCTCTCCTGGCTGCCGGATCCCGCGACGTACCTGCGCGGCGGCGCGCGGCTGATGCGGCTGATCGAGCGCGGGGCCGACGGGCCGCGCATCCATACGCGCTGGCTCGATCTGGGATCCGCGTCGAATGCCGCGACGCCGACGGTCGGGAATCCCGCCGCGCAATCGGGGAACACGGCGCGCGGCGCCACGGTCGCGGTCACCCTAAACGCCGCGGGGAATCCCTGCGAGCTCCACATCGCCATCACCGCGACGTCGGTCGGCTCGGCGCCGGCGGCGAGCGATCCCTCCTGGCACTTCTACGATCTCGTCACGGCGACGGGAACGGTGACCATCATCCCGCTGCCGCCAGGGATGCGGCTTTGGGTCCGCGGCCGCAGCACGCCGGCGGCCTATGATATCGTGCAACAGCCCAGCGCCTGGGTCGTGACGGCGAGCCTCGATACGACCGGGCTCACGGCGCCGAGCGCCCCGACGATTACCGTCATCGGCTCGACGACGGCGTTCTTTACGCTCACGGTCGGTGACTCCTCCCTGATGACGGAGATCCGGCTCTCACAGCCGAGCGGCGGCACGCTGATCCCGGTGATGACGCTGCCGCCCGGGGCGAATCGCGGGCAGCTGATCGGCCTCGATCCCTCGACGACGATCGGCTGGGACATCGCGCATACCGACGGCACGAGCTACAGCAGCCGCGTGGCCGGCAGCAACTTCACGACGCTCGGCGCGCTCCTCGACGCGGTCGCGCCGGCGATCGCCTCGGCGCGCATCACGGTGACCGCGTGATTCTCCAGGATCTGTCGCTCACCCGCTGCGGCGTCGGGATGACGATCTGGCCCGGGGATCCGACCTACGGGCTCGAGATCCAGCGCGACTCCGTGACCGTCGCGATCCTCCCGCCGGCGCCGATGACGGGGCTCTTCTTCATCGACTATTGTGCCGCGGATGGCGTCTCGCACGCCTACCAGGTGCGGCATGTGAAGCCGGGCAGCAATCCGGGCACCTTCTTCTCGATCGGCAATGGCAAGGGGATCCAGCTCGACGCCGCGACGATCGCCGCGGCGGTCAACCAGCCGAACTCGTGGCCCCAGGTCTCGACCGGGCAGAACCGGCAGAGCTCCATCGTGCCCACCAGCACCGGTGGTGGCACGTCGATGTTCTCTTGGAAGAGCGGCGGCCCGGGCGCCGGCCAGATGTGGATCAGCTTCGGCTGGAGTGCACAGACTGCCTATCGGCCGGACGGAACGAATGTCGCGATTCCCGCGCCCCCGGCGGCGCCGAGCGCACCGACGCTCGGCCAAGTGGCTGGCGGCGTATTGGGCGCGCGCACGCGCTGGGCGCGCATCGCCTATGCGCGGACGATCGGCGCCAGCAATCTTGTCGGCATTTATCCGGTCAGTGCAGAGTCTTCGTTTGCCATTAGCGCCAACAATCTGCTGAAGGTGACATCGCCGCCGGCCGTGGCGGGCTACGATGGCTGGGTCGTCCTCGTGGGAAGCGCCTCGAATGCCGAGATCGGTCAGCCGCAGGTAAATGGCGCAACACAGATTCTCGGCTTTGGCTCCGATTGGACGGAACCGACGACGGGGTTCAAGACGACCAACGTCGCCTATGACAATGCGAACTGGAAGAGTCTCACGCTTCCGGACCTTGATCCCAGCGTCACGGTGCTCATTTATCCCTACTACAATCTCCTGACCGGCATCGTCGAACTCGGTCCCGTTGTCACGTCGACGCCGGATGCCCCGAGCGCGCGGGAGCAACTCAAGGACGGCCGGATTCCTCTCTCTGCGCTCGTGAGCGGCAGCTACTCGTTCAGCACCTCCACTTCGATTGCGGGAAACTCAAACAGCGGTACTGGCGGCGGAGGGCGGTTCACGTGAAGCACTTCTACACGGTCCCCACTGCCCTGCTCGATTCGGATCCACCCGTCACGGCCTACTCAGCGATGTCGTGTCCGGGCGCGCCGCAGTGGAGTCTCGTCGTCGTGGAACAATGGCGCGATCACGCGGAGCAGGACAGGTGGGAGGATCTCCCAGGCGTGACCGAGCACTATCCGGAAGACTGGGGCGCCGCGGCGCCCGCGGCCGCGATCACGGCCTTCGCCCCGTGGGGCGCAACAGCCGGGATGACACTGCGCCAGGTGCTGGCAATCGTGCGGGAGCGATGGAAAGTCTGCCGCCCCTAGATCAGCAGGGTGCGTGATCGATTACGGTGGCGTAGTGGGACGAGTCGGCGCCGTAGGCGGGACCGAGCTCGCCGCCCCAGACGAAGACCCAGTATTCGGCTCCAAAGGGATAGGCCGATGGATCGCTCGTGACGACGCCCGTCGTCGGATCGAACCAAGGAGAAATGCTTTGAGTGTACGCGCCGGTGCCGCTGTAGTTGGCAGGGTCCAGCACTTCGAACCGCACGCTGTCCGTCGGCGTCGAGGATTCGAAGCGAATGCACACGGAATCGCCCACGGCGACGACCGTGCGCTGCACTTGCCCGCTCTGCGACCACCAGCTCATGGCGAC